CCACCAAACCCCCCAAACCGCCAGACCCCGTGCCTATAATGACAGCATGAACAAAACACCCGACCTCAACGCCATCATGGCAGACTACACTCAGCAGGTCATCGCTGAGAATCGCCGCCGTCAGGCAATCCGCAACGCTGCCGCTGCTGGCACTCAGGAGTGGTTCAGCAAGTGGGAAGCAACCCGCCCTCAGGGAACCTATGGGACCTGGAACATCTCCGACCGCGACTGAGCGCGGCGACCCTGTAGAATACTCTCAACCACAAACGACCGATGCGCTACCCCATCAACTGCAACGACTCCCAAAGCGTCTGGACTCTCCGCCTTAACCCTATCACGGGGACTGCCCGCGTCCGCTGGTTCAACTCCCCTCTTACTGAATACCGCCACACTGGGGTGTCGCGTCGTGCCATCCTGGGTATGCTCTGGTATTCTGGCAAGACCAGCAAAGGGGGATGGGTCAACCGCCACTGCCTTGAGAAGTCCGACTCTAAGCGTCTGAACTGGCGTCCCGTTCTGGAGGAGATGGCAATTCAGCAACTGTCCACCATCCGCCCCTAAGGGCACTCCTGACCCCTTATACTGACTTCAGTTCAAACGAAACCAAATGCAAGCACTGACCTCCATGATTCCTGAGCGTACCGATTACAACGGTTGGGCAAACTGGGAGACCTGGAACGTCGCCCTCTGGATTCAGAATGATGAGACGACCTACAAGGTCGCCCAGCATTATGACTCCTATGACCGCCTGATTCCCCGCCTTGAGATGATGTGGGGGCAGATGACCCCTGACGGTGCCCGCTGGATGGATGGCAGAATCGACACCGCTGCCCTGGATGAGATGCTGGCGGACCTTTGAGGGTTCGCCCCCATCCGTGCTACAATACTCTCAAGTCAACCGACCCCACATCATGACCGCCAAACTCACCACCCTGCAGGTCGCCGCCAAACTCAAGACCACCGACTTCTCCGCCTTCCACAAACCCGCCCAGAACAAAGGGGCACGGGGTCAACTGTTGGAGGTCGCCCTGGGCGTGCCTAACTCCTCTGACCTCACCGACCTGGCAGACGGTGAGATTAAAACTTTCACCGTTGGAGAGTCCATCGCTATAACTCAACTTAAGCACTGTCTAACAGAAATCATTGAAGATGAGGCAGACTTTGATAACTCCAAAGTTGGTGAGAAACTAAAGCAAACCATCTACGTTGGTTTCACCCGCTCCAACGATTACGTGGGCACTGAGGTACTCAACGAGGAAACTCACCCTGAGCACTATCAGGAACTTCGTGAAGATTACGATTATATTTGTGAGCAGATTCGTGATTCGTTCTATAACGACATGGAACTTTCTACGTTCACTGGTCCTAACGGTCTGCTTCAAATTCGTACAAAAGCGAGTAAGACTAACGGTGCATATGTCCCCCTTACGTTTGCAGGTATTCAACTCAAAGATAAGGGCATGGCATTCTACCTCTGTGGTAAGTTCGGGCGCAATCTGATGTGAATAGGTAGGGGCACTAAGTATAAAACAGTGCCCCCCTTATCTTATATCATTGTGCGTTCGTTCGTTATACACAGTTGGGGCGATGTGCGCCCTTATGTATATAAAACCCATGGGTCCCCATAAGCTATAAAGTCTTGCTTTCGCTAGCTCTTTATAAGACTCACAACTTTTCGTTATAAGACTCACAACTTTTCTATATAAAATCAAGGAACGAAAACATGGAAATGCAAAAAAATCCGCAGGAAAATTTTACGACTGTAGAGGTCGATCCAATTACTGGGGAGTATTTTATTAATTTGCCCGAGTGGGTATTAAACGAATACGGATGGTATGAGGGGACCGAAGTGAATATGGAAGTCGATGGAGACGCGATTGTAATTACCGAGGTCGGTAAAGACTGAGAGCGTAGACCTTGACTTCACATAGATAATACTGTATGATCAATGATGTAATTACACTCTATTATGGCTAAAGGATTTACACTAAAAGCAAAAACGCCGCTAGCGCCAAAAGTCGATACTACTTCCAAGAAGAAGGAAGAATTCGACTATGATCTTGCAAAAGAAATGATTAAAGGCAAGACCATAGTATTCTGTCTTCCAGGACGTGGAGTATCGTACACATATTTGAAAAATTTTGTACAATTGTGTTTTGACCTTGTACAGTGTGGAGCTGCGATTCAAATCTCTCAAGATTATTCATCAATGGTGAATTTCGCACGCTGCAAGTGTCTTGGGGCAAATGTACTGCGAGGACCCGACCAATTGCCATGGGATGGTAAACTGCCTTATGATTATCAATTGTGGATTGACAGTGATATTATTTTCAACACTGCCAAATTCTTACAATTGGTATTGATGGACAAGGACATTGCAGCAGGATGGTATTGTACTGAGGATGGTATAACAACTTCTGTTGCACACTGGTTGGAGGAAGAGGACTTCCGTAGCAATGGTGGAGTCATGAATCATGAAAGTATTGAGACAATTTCAAAGCGTCGTAAGCCTTTCACGGTTGACTACACAGGATTCGGATGGTTATTGATTAAGCACGGAGTCTTTGAGCACGAAGAAATGAAGTATCCATGGTTTGCACCGAAGATGCAAATCTTCGAATCTGGAGAAGTTCAGGATATGTGTGGAGAAGATGTCTCATTCTGCCTGGATGCAAAAGCAGCAGGTTTTGAGATTTGGTGCGATCCTCGTGTTCGAGTTGGTCACGAGAAGACAAGAGTTATCTGATTTATCTGGCAGACGATGACAGAAAATTATCAAATTATTTTAGATGGTAAAGTACTTTATAAGAACTTGACCGAGGAAGAGTACTTTGATATAATGGAGAACCTGTCGATAGAGTATTATCAGACAGGCTCTCCAAATCCAAACAAACTTGAAACTAAGATTATTAAGTATTAATTATGGCAAAAGCAAAGACTGGTGCATACGGCAAGACTTCTTATAATCCTGGACCACCGAAGAAGACTCGTCAAGGAGCAGGGGGAGGTACGAAATACGCAGCTACGTCTCGTAATCCTGCTCGTAAGAAATATAGGGGTCAGGGTAAGTAATATTACAAGAGGGGTTCTTAAGGGACCTCTTTTTTTTATCTCGAAAATAAATACTACTAGGGATAGCAACCCCTTTAAAAGTTCTGTTTTGATTATCAAAACAGGAGCGCAACCATGTCGAACTTAAAGACAGATAGGAACCAATCTTACATGAAAGAAATGTGGGGTACCACAACTCTTATAACTGATTATGGGTCATTAAGATTTTTGGATAAACCAAAGAAGCATAATCTTAAGACTCAAAATCAACTTCATGAAACCATTCGAAATGATGATGATTATGACGATTGGGAATATGGAACAGAGCCTACATATGGAAATCCTTGGTATTAAATATAAATAAATCAAGAAAAAAATCTCCAATTATTAATGGCGTCTAGAGTATCACAAGCATTTAAGGATATTAGTTTGTCTTTTGATCGCCATCCAGTGACGAATGATATTACAGTGCTTACAAATGAGCGTGCAATCATAAGGTCCGTAAGAAACATTGTTGAAACGATTCCAACGGAAAAGTTCTTCAATTCTTTATTCGGATCTGATGTACGCTCTTCTTTATTTGATTTTGTTGATTATTCAACCGCCCTGGTAATTGCAGATCAAATTAAGACTGCCATTGAGAATTTTGAACCAAGAGTTGATAATTTAATTGTAGAAGTCATTCCAAATCCAGACCTCAATACCTTTGAGGCGACAGTTACATTTGATATTGTAGGACAAGATTTACCAACGCAGCAGTTTAATTTCTTACTCGAAGCTACTAGATAATCCAAATGCCATTTACGCAATTTACCAACCTAGATTACGACCAGATTCGAACTTCTATAAAGGATTATTTACGTGCGAATTCGAATTTTACTGACTTCGATTTCGAAGGATCTAACTTTTCAATCCTAATTGATACGTTAGCATACAATACTTACATTAATGCATTTAATGCCAATATGGTTGCCAATGAATCCTTCTTGGATTCAGCGACACTGAGAGAAAATGTAGTCTCTCTGGCACGTAATATTGGTTATGTACCCCGCTCAAAACGTGCTGCAAGGGCAGCAATTACCTTTTCTATACCAACGGAAAGCACAGACTCTAATATGACCTTATTAGCGGGTCTGGTTTGTGTAGGAGTATCGGATAATTCATCATATATCTTCTCAGTTGCTGAAAATATTACATCTTCAATTGTAGATAACACTGATTCAAGCATTGCATCGACACGTGTTGCACATTTTGGAACGGAAAGTGCTCCAATTTATGTGTATCAGGGATCATTACTTACTAAGAAGTGGACTGTTGACCTCTCACAGGACCAAAAATTTGTAATTAATAACTCAGATGTCGATACTGAGAACATGGTTGTCTATGTTTCGGATGATGGAAGTGATTTAGGACGTGAAATCAGGAGAGTTGATAATATTTTAAACATTGATAAGGACTCAGATGTCTATTTCTTACAAGAAGTCCAAGATGAGAAGTATGAAATAATCTTTGGTGATGGTGTTTTTGGCAGAAAACTACAAACTGGGTCAGTAATTACCGCAAAATACATCGTGACGGACGGTGAAACTGGTAATGGTGCTGCAAGATTCAATTTCCAGGGCACTTTAACGACAAATCCTGAAGCAAATAGCATTACAAAGTTAGTTCCTTCAGATACTGTCTCAGTTACAACCCTAGAATCATCAAAAAATGGCGCAGAAATTGAAAATTTATCGTCAATTAAGTATTTTGCACCTCGTGTTTACTCATCTCAACACAGAGCAGTGACATCAACTGATTATGAAGCAATAATTAACCAAATTTACCCTAAGGCAGAGAGTGTTTCGGTCGTTGGTGGCGAAGAATTGTCCCCACCAAGATATGGAACAGTGCTTTTGAGCATAAAACCAGTTAATGGAACGTATGTTTCGGACTTTGATAAGCAAAATATACTGTCGAAACTCAAAAATTACACTGTCGCTGGTATAAATCAGGAAATTGTTGATCTCAAGATTCTTTATGTTGAGATTGATTCGTCTGTTTACTACAATAGCAACCAAGTTTCTTCATCATCAGACCTCAAATCAACAATTACTACTAATTTAAGCAATTATGCCAAGACTGTTAAGATGAATAGTTTTGGTGGAAGGTTCAAATATAGTAAAATATGTCAATTAATCGACCGTGTTGATGATGGAATCACCTCAAACATCACTAGAGTCATCATTCGTAGAAATTTAAACTGCATTTTTGAGAATCCAACACAGTACGAACTGTGTTTTGGTAATAGATTCCATGTAAAACCAGAAGGATTTAACATCAAGAGCACGGCGTTTAACATCAGTGGATTTGATGACAAGTGCTACTTCACAGATGTGCCAAATAAGACCTCTACAGGGGCACTGGATGGTAGTGGAAAGGGTATTTTATCGGTTGTCTCTAAGAATTTAACCACTGATAATCAGTATACAGTCTTACTCAAGTCAGTTGGTACTGTTGATTATGTTAAAGGTGAAATTTTGATCAATACAATCGAAATTACTGGGACAGAAAAACCAAATAATGTTGTGGAAATTCAAGCATTCCCAGAATCAAACGATGTTATCGGACTAAAAGATTTGTATTTAAACTTTGACGTTTCGAATAGTCGGATAAATATGCTTAAGGATGTTATTGCTTCTGGAGAAGACATCTCTGGAGTTGTATTCTCAAATAATTACTTCACTTCAAGTTATTCAAACGGGGTCTTAGAGAGGAAATAAAATATGTCTCATTTTGAGAAAAGAATAAAAGTACACCAGATTGTTAAGAATCAGGTACCAGAGTTTGTTCTCGCAGATTTTCCTAAGGCGATAGAGTTTTTAAAACAATATTATATCTCACAAGAGTATCAAGGTGGAAATATTGACTTAATTGATAATTTTGATCAATATTTGAACGTTAAGAGTCTTGTACCAGACGCATTGAATAGTTCTGCAGTTCTGTCTGCAGATGTAAGTGAAGATGATACAACGATTACTGTATCCAATACAAAAGCATTTCCAGATGAATATGGTTTATTGAAGATTGATGATGAAATTATCACTTACACAGGTAAAACATCAACTTCTTTTACTGGATGTATTCGTGGATTTAGTGGAGTAACAGAATATAAAGATAGATCGGTCATTTCGAACAGAAATAACAATTTAATATTTAAATCTACTGAATCTGCAGTACATAGTTCTGGAAAGACTGTAGAAAATTTGTCTTCATTATTCTTGAATGAATTTTATAAGAAGATTAAATATCTTATTGCTCCAGGACTTGAGAATTTAGATTTATCTAATGATATTGATGTAAGTCTTTTTCTTTCAAACGCCAGAAGTTTCTTCCAGTCAAAGGGTATCGAAGAATCAATCAATATTCTGTTTAAAGTACTGTATGGAACCTCTGCAAAAGTTGTTGATACAGAAAAATTCTTAATAAAACCATCGAGTACAAATTACGTTCGTAGACAAGTCCTTGTTTGTGAAAAATTAGATGGAGATAATCCATCCCTCTTGGTTGGGGAAAGTTTATTCAGTCAAAAGAATCCAGATGTAGCAGGATCAATATCATCTGTTGATATTATCACAAGAAATGCTAAGGTTTACTACAGAATTGGTCTGTTTATTGGATATAGTGATGATATTTTATTAGAAAATAATTTTACTCTTCCAGGAAAATCGAGAGTAATTGGTGACGTTTATGTCGGCAGTACTGTAATTACAGTAGATACGACTATTGGATACCCAGATTCTGGACAATTATCATGTGGAAATAATACGATTACATATACATCAAAATCAATCAACCAATTCTTTGGATGCTCTGGTGTATCTGAAAATATTATTGATGGAGATTTGATTATTGAGGATGATATAGTATTTGGTTATGTTGGTGGAGATATTAATAGAAAAGTTGATTTAAGACTCTCCGCAATAGTATCGTCATACAAGCAAATTGATGAGATTATATCTTCAGAAAAGGGAGATCAAATTTTTATAAGAAATTCTGGATATAAAATTCAAAATCCTGAGACTGATAAGACATATGCCGAAATTTTTGGCAATTCTTGGATTTACAATACTTCTACAAGATATAGAGTAAGTGAAATAGACAACAATACTATTTTTAAACTTTCAAGTAAAATTGATAAGTCTAGTTTAAAAGTAAACGATACTGTAAACATCTATCAAAGAAATGATAATGTTCCATATGCATCAAACGGAACCATATTAGCAGTTGATGTAGAAAATAATACTGTAGAAATTAATATTCCTGGATTTGTATCCGAAACTGGAATATTATATGACATAAAGCGCGTATTAGAAAAATCCAATAGCACTGGAGTCAGTATTGATAATGGTAATAATGTTTATACTGCAAATGTAACTAATCTCTACGTTGACGATGAGTTAGAGTTTTCATATGTAGCATCAAACTCATTGCCAGAATATAATATTCAAAAAAATATAATTTCATACCAAATCCCCAATGGAACCACGACATATTTGGGTGGATATGATCAAAATACCGATAGATATACAACTATAGTATTTCCAACTACTATTCCAGAATTTATTGATGGTGATAAGATAACATATAAAGCAGAATCTCCACTTCTGGGTTTAGAAAATGGAAGAGAGTACTTTATACGCATAGTATCTCCCAACAGCATTAGACTTTATGCATCTTATATAATAACAGGTGCGGAAGATTCATATTTGAGATTCAATGTTGCAGAATCTTTGGGTATTCATAAGTTTATTATTTCTAGACATTCTGGAGAAACTCTTTCATATAATCCAATTCTTCGCAAATTCCCATTAACTCAAGATTTAAGTGGAAAAAATCAATCTAAAAATGATATTGGAGAATCTGGATTATTAATAAATGGATTAGAAATAAGTTCTCCAGTTTCTAGGGATAAAATCTATTATGGTCCTTTAAGTTCTATTGATATATTAAATCCTGGACAAGACTATGATGTTGTTAACCCCCCAGAGGTAATCTTATCTGCAGGAGCTGGTACAACAGCACTGTTTCAACCAGTTATTAGTGGATCTGTAAAAGAAGTTTTAGTAGATCCTCAAGAATTTGGTATTGATAAGGTATTTTCATTGACTTTGAGTGGTGGTAATGGATCTGGATGTATTTTAGAACCAATTTTTACAGAAAAAGTAACTCAATTAAATTTTGACGCTAGATCCATCACAAATGGTGGCGGACTTGATTCAGTAGATAACACAATTACATTTTTAGATGTTCATAACTTATCAAGTGGAGATGAAATAGTATATGATCAACTAAGTAATTCATCTCCTGTTATTACTGATGGTCCAAATAATCTTGTAGATAGTTCTTCGTATTTTGTTAGGGTTGTTAATACTAGTACAGTTAAATTATTCAACACAAAAAATGATTCTATTTTAGGAATAAACACCATTGGAATTTCAAATACACCTAGTGCTGGAATTCATGCATTAAAAACACTTCCTCTGAAGAACATTGGAAGAATTAGAGTTGTAAATTCTGGTAGTGAATACCAAAATAGAAAACTTATCGTAAAACCAACTGGAATTTCTACAGTTGAGAATACAATAAATTGGAATAATCACGGTTTTAATACTGGTGATATTGTAGAATACTTAAATGATCAAACTCCAATTTCTGGTCTTTCAACTTCGAACCAATACTCAATTAAAAAAGTAAATAATGATTCATTTAAATTGTATGATGTTGGAATTGGTGCAACTATAAAAGAAAATGTTGAAAGAGATATAATTACAAACTTAACCGATTTTGGTTCTGGATACCACATTTTCAAGTATCCTGATATTGTCGTATCTGCTTCAGTTGGATATGCTGGAACTGTTCAGGGAAGTTTGACGTTTACTCCTATCATTACTGGAGGAATAGTCGATGGTTATATGTATGAATCTGGTGTCGGATATGGAAGTAGTACATTAAATTTCCACAGAAAACCAAAAATTTCCATACTTAAAGGTTCTAATTGTCAGTTAAGACCGATTATAGAAAATGGATCTATTAGAACTGTCCAAGTTCTTAGTACTGGTTCTGGATATGGTAAAAATCCAGAAATTTCTGTAGTTGATAGTAAAAACATTGGAACAGGTGCTATTTTAAGACCGATAGTTTCTGATGGGAAGGTTATCAATGTATTAGTAATACAGGGGGGAATTGGATATAATGAAAACACAACAACAATCAATATTGCCGATAAAGGTATTAATGCACTTATAGATGCAAATGTAAGGTCAATAAAACTGAATGATATTCCAAGATTCGGACAATATAAGTTAAGTGATAGAAGAAATAGAGATGTACTAACACTGAGTGCATATCATTATGGTCAAGACTTATCTTCCAATTTCTTAGATGATGGAACTAATCACTCCCCTATAATTGGATGGGCATATGATGGAAATCCAATATATGGTCCATATGGATTTGAAGACCCAAATACATTTGGATCAGATATTAAGCAGTTGTCTCCAAGTTATGTAATTGATCAATCAAATATTGAAAATAGACCAGTAGATTCGGATTTTGCATTTGGAACATTTATAGAAGACTACAAGTATGTTAAGGGTAGTGGTGATTTAGATGAGCATAATGGAAGATACTGCAGAACACCAGAATTCCCAAGTGGAATATATGCATATTTTGCAACAGTGCAAATTAATCCCCAAACTGGTCAATTATCAGGAAAATATCCATACTTCATCGGAAAAACTTTTAGGAATGAAGTTCTTTCGGAAAATAATTTCTTAGATCATTCTTTTGACTTCAATTCTTCAAATCTTGTTAGAAACGTTTTCCCACATAAACTTGGAGATCCAAATGCAGAAAATGATTACATTGATGAATCTTACGAAACTTATAGACAAGTTAGTGAAGTAGTATCAACGTCTATTGGCAAAATTGATAATATTAAGATAATCAATCCTGGAGATGATTATAAAGTAAATGAAAATTTAGTTTTAGACCAAAGAGGGGGAACAGGATTTAGTGCCTTTATCTCTAAGGTTTTTGGAAAAAATATTCTCAATGTAAATACAACGATTGAAGAGTATTCCAATTTGTCTTTTGAATGGAATTCCGACAAATCAATCACAATAGCAAATATTCCTTATACCAATCTTGACATAGATGATGGCGATTATATTACGGTATCTGGATTAAGCACTAATGTATCAAAGTTAAATAATTTACCTTTCCAGTGTTCTGTAGAGAAGCAGTCTGGACCTATTTCAATTGCAAAGACTATTCCTGAAAATTTAGATCCAAATGGAAGTTTTGAGAATGCTTATGTCACAACGATACCTTCATTTGTATCTGCTGGTTCTTCTTGCATAATTAATGGAGAATCATTCAGAATTTTGAATGTTTATGAAGACTTCAATTTACTAAAACTGAGAAGATTTACGGTAGGATCTGCACATTCTGAAACATCTGCAATAACTTTTATTCCAGATAGAATAAAAGTTAACACAAAAGTATCCGAAGACTTCATTTCTAAGCACAATACCTTCACATATTTTAATGCCAAACGTTCGGTTGGTGTAGGAACAACTGCTGGATTATTTGAAGAGAAAATATATTCTGTTGGGATAAAGACGGAAGCAATAGGAGTTCCTATTAGAACTATATACATCCCAAATCACGGATTTACCACTGGTCAGGAGTTAATTTTTACAAAAGATAGTACAGTAGGTGTAGCAGCATTAATTGTAGGTAATGATGAAACTACTCTCAATACCTTTGGTTTACCAAACTTGGTAACCAATTCTGATACTGTCTATGCAATCAATAAGGGTCCAAATCATATTGGATTGACAACTCAGGTTGGATTAACAACTGGAAATGGTTTGTATTTCTATACTGATGGAAGTGATAATTATGAATATGGTCTGAGAACTAACTATGACCAACTTACAGGTTCTATTTCAAAAATTGTTTCTGAAATAGAAACCGAATTTGAACACGGTTTAGTGGAAGGTGATGAAATAACATTGAGTGTAGTTCCAGAAGTAAATGCTGGAGTTGGAATCGGATCTACACAGGTACGACTTCATATTGATGGAAGTAGATTGTTGGTCAATAAGACTACCTTCAGTTCTTCCGATGTAAATACATCCGAAAATACCATTACAATATCTGAGCATGGATATAATGATGGCGATAAAGTTTATTATGCTGGCAATTCTCTAATTTCTGGGGTAGAAGAAGGGGAGTATTATATCAGATACTTTACAAGAGATAAGATTAAATTATGTAAGTCAACTTACGATTTAATTTTTGGCAATATTGATGTAGATTTTGGTAGTACTGGAGGTTCTAGTCAGTCATTATCTTTAATTAATCCCCCCATTGAGGTTGCTAAAAATAATAAACTTGTATTCAATTTGGGAGATGAATCTTTATCTGGATATGAGTTTGGATTCTACTATGATCATGAATTCAATAGTGAATTTACATCTACCAATGATGCTTTTGAATATAACGTTGAGGAACTTGGTATAGGAATTGGACTTACTCTGTCTTCTTATGTATTATCTTATACAGATTCTTTACCAATACTTTATTATAACGTTAGAAAATCTGGATTTATTAATACTTCTGATGTTAGTGTAAGAAACTATAATCAAATAAAATATGTAAAATCTAATAAGTTTGACGGTACGTATCCAGTCGTTAATGTAAGTGCAGGAAGAACTTTCCAAGTTTCACCAGTATTCACACCACCATTATTATCACTTACCGAATCTAATACTTCAACTCTAGAATATACTACTTCTTCTACTAACGTTTCTGGACCAATTGCAGACTTTAAAATTTTATCAAAGGGATTTGGATATAAAACACTTCCTTTCTTAGATAAGATAGAAACTGAAAATGGAAAAAATGCTTCTATTTTAGTAGAATCTGATGATATTGGTAGAGTAAATGAGGTTCGTATCATTGATCCTGGATTTGACTATTCACCAGATAAGACTCTCAGACCAGAATCTTCTACTCCATATCCAATAACTCTATTAAATGCAGATTCTGGAGTTAGAGTAGATATAATTGATGGTGGTTCTCAATATTTGAGTAGTCCAGATTTAGTTCTTATCAACAATGACACCAGAGAAGTTGTAGACACAGAATCATTTGAAGCAACGGCTCCTTCAGGAAAAATAACGAATATTTCTTTAATTCAAAATTTGAATGGGTTGGCAGACACAACACACACGTTATTTGCAGTAAACAACTCCAATGGTGTTGGAATTAGTAGTATTGTTGGTGGTCCAACTGGTGTTGTGACATGTAGTTTAGTAACACCATTTATTGGATTTAGCACTTCAATATTCTCAGTTGGTGAGAAAGTATTTGTGGAAAATATTGAGAATCAAGTAGGAGATACTGGAGAGGGATATAACTCTTCAAATTATGGATATCAGTTCTTTGAGGTTTTGGATTATATAAACACAAATCCAGCAGTATTAAAGTATAAGTTGCCAGAGACTGCAACTAATCCAGGACTTGCAAAAACATTCCAACTCGGATACGCACAAATAATATCATCCAAAAACTACCCAACATTCGAATTTATACAGGAGAGACCATTATTCAAGGTTGGTGAAGTCTTGTTTGTTAGTGAAGATGGTGGAAATTCTTTTGTTAAGACTGACTTGAAAGTCACTTCTTCAAGAAAAGATTTCATCAAAGTAAGTGGTTCATATGAACTCGTCAAGGGATATGTTATAAGGGGTGAAATTACTGGATATAAAGGGACAATAGAAAATACTACTACAAATAGAGCAAAGTATGAAATTAACTTCTCCAACGTAGAATATTATGGATGGGCAAATGATATTGGTAAGTTAAGTGAAGAATATCAGGTTATTCCTGATAATGATTATTATCAGAACATGGCATATGCCATTAAGACTTCCATACCATTTGAAGACTGTATTGATCCTGTTAATAGCATTGTTCATCCAGTCGGACTTAAGAATTTTGTTGATGTTGGAATAACATCCTCAGTACTCCTTGGTAAAGATTCCACATTACAGTCCGAGGCTAATATTGTATTGGATGTTAAGTCTGAAAGACGAGTTGATACTATAAACATTTTTGATATAGTTACAGAAGTTGATATTCTCAATACCAATCCCCAAAAATCCAAGTACATAAGAACAAAGAATAAAAAGTTTACCGATTATGTAATTTGTAAAACTAATAGAGCACTACAAATTGATAATATCAGTTCATTGTTTACAAGCAAAGATTCTAGTCTTGGATTTACAATACTTGATGAAATGCAAGAAGATTATGCAAGATATTTGGTACAAATTATAAACCCAGATACAAATGAAATTCAGTTAACGGAAGTTATTGCAACTAATAGTACTAATAACATATTTACAACTAAGAGGGCAACTTTAAATAGTGATACAAATTTTGGAACATCTGAAGGTGCGGAATTAGGAGATATCTATGGAATATTTGATTCTCCAGAAGATACTAAGAAAATAGTTTTTGCACCTACAGATCAATATGATTCTGATTTTGATATTAAGGTATTAACGAGTCTGTTTAATTTCCAACAATTAGGAATTGGAACTGTACAGAAACAAACTATCGGTAGTGTTGATTTAATTGCTTCTAACGTTGGGGTTGGAACAACAACTCTAATTCCACTCGAAAATGCTATCGCTACCTTTGATAGATCTAATTTTGGAGCAGTATTTGCAACATTATTTGTAGAAAACAATGAGACTCAAGAACATAGTGTTGTAGATTATTCGGCAATATATCACGATGGAGAAATTTACGAAGCAGAATTTTTCTTAGATAATGATTCATTTAATTATTCGATTAATCAGATTGGTATTGTCACCACAAGACTTGTTGGTTCAAATAAAATTGAAATTAGAGTTATAAATGATGAAACAAGTCCTTTAACAGTTCGTTCACAAATTGTATCTCTCACAAATACTCCAGGAATTTCAACCTATTATTTTGATATACCAGGTCAAACTCCAGAATCTGTTAGAACTGTAAGATTTGAATCAAGTGAAATCACTTCTAGTGGAAATTCTATAGGTATAGTTTCTACCAACATTGATTCATCATCTGCAAATTCATACATAAAAGTTTCCACTGGTTCAACTTTTGCGTTGCATAGATTGCTTCTAGTTCATGATACTGAAAAAGTATACACAACACAATTCCCATTCTTCTCAAATGACGATATATCCGAAGCAGGAATTGGTACTTTTGGTGGAGAAATAGTAGGTTCCTCAGTCAATTTGAATTTCTATCCTGATTTAGAATATGTTGGGGCGGGAGTTACAATTCAAGGTTTCCATGAAATTTACTTCAATCAGTTAGATCTTCTCAATATTCCAGATGAACTTAATTATGGTTCAAATACTACCAAACTATTCCAAACTTCTTATGATGGAGTTAATGGTTCTAGATCTGATAAAAAACAATTCCCATTAAATTATAAAGGAACTCCAATATATCAAAAAACATTTAAACCTAATGCAACAACAATTAGTCTCGATGGAGATGGAGTTGCAACATTCAATATTCCAAATCACTTCTTCAATACTGGAGAAGAGTTAACATACACTCCTACATCATCTTTTGATAATGTCTTCAGTGCTATCGGAATAGGATTGACCGCAGATTATCTTGGTGTCACAACTACTTTACTTCCAGAAAAAGTTTATCCAATTGTTCTTACGCAAGATACATTTAAATTATCAACCAGACCAGATTATGCATCTGCAGGAATAGCAATTACAATCACTAATTATGGTACTGGAAATGCTCACAAACTCGAAATGACCAAAAAACTGTCAAAAGCAGTTATATCTCTTGATGGAATTGTTCAGCAACCAATATCATATACAACAGTTTCTCATGAAACTCTTTACAACGATAGCAATGTCGTCTCTGTAGGAACGACATTCTTCGCTATGAGTGGAATATCCTCAATACAACCAAGAGATATTCTCAAGATAGATGATGAATATATGAAAGTTGTTGAGGTTGGACTTAGTTCGAGTAGTAATGGTCCAATTGGTCTTGTTGCCGCTGGAATTGCTGCAACTATACCATGTGTTGCAGTTGAGAGAGGTGTAGTAGGATCTGGAATATCTTCACACACAGATGGAACTGAAGTCAGAGTTTACAGAGGTGCATTCGATATTGTAGAAAGTGATATCTTCTTCTTGGATGCTCCAAAGGGTAATGCAAGAAATGAAAGAGATAGCAGTAATTTACCATTCCCAACTTCATCGTTCAATGGAAGAATATTTACAAGATCGTCTTACAATGAAAATATTGTTTTTGACGATATCTCAAATTCATTTACTGGAATTGGTCAAACCTATACAATAACCTCCAATGGTATCAATACAACTGGATTATCGAATGGAAATGGTATTGTATTCATCAATGGTGTATTCCAAACACCAACAACAGATAACAATATTGGAAATAATTATGAATTGAATATAAATGAATCTGCTGGAATTTCTAGTATCCGATTTACTGGAATTACCTCTGTTGATGGTTCATATATTAAATCAGATTTTGATATCAACCAAAATCAATTACCAAGAGGTGGTTTAATTGTTTCTCTCGGATCCACAACTGGACTGGGATATGCCCAATTGACAGGATCTATAGTTGGTCTCATTACAGATTCATCTGGATCTATTATTGATATTCTTACTTCACCATCAAGAAATAGAGATTATGCAATCCAAACAGCATCTTATGATAATGTTTCAGGTATTTTAAATATAACCACTGTTGATAATAACACATTTGAAGAGAATGATTTAATTCAACTAGAAGGACTTGAATTTTCTTGTGCTGCACCACACGCTGGTGTTACTACAACTATTTTCCCAGACGGATCTAGTCCATCAGGATTTACCTTCTCTGTTGAAAGTAAGTATTCTAACAATAACTTTGATATTAACGTTGGAGTTTCTACAATCCCACACACTTATGTTGGATTTGGAACTGCATATGAGTACTTAGATAATTTAAATAATGGTTCTGGATATAGAGGTCCAGTTTCTGTTGCAGTTACTGATGCATCATATGCAGGTTCTGGTGCAGAAATATCTGCCACTGTTGGTGCGGGAGGAACACTCACGTTTACAATTGATCAACCAGGAACTGGATATTTGAATCCAATACTCAATATTCCAAATCCAATCTACGAAAATATGCAAATTGTTGGAAAATCGAGACTTGGAATTGGAACTACAACTGATACTGGAAGCAATTTACTATTAAATTTGTCTGTTGGTCAAAATAGTAATCCAATTTTTAATGACAGATTTGCAGATGCTGCCAATTTAATTGAGGCAAATAAAGAACTAATTGCAGAAGTTGCAGTTGGTAGAATGCTTGCAGCGTTCCCATCATTCACAATTCCTAATGGAAATCAAAACTGCATTGATGATATTGTAGATGTATTAGAATCAATTGCATATAATTTGAGATATGGTGGAAATGACTTCGTATATGATGCTGCAAATCTTTATATTACAGGTGCTCATGTCGCTGGAGAAGAGGCAGAATCTGTATATGCCTATGAAGAAGCAAAGAGTATGGCAATTGAAGCAATGACCAACGTTCAAATAACGATTGGTGGATACTCAAATAAAATCCAAGTGTTTGACTTGAGTATTACTGCAGATCCACAAACTGGATTTAATACAGATCCCAATTCTTGTGCAAATGTTGCATCTGCAATTGAAACTTATGTTGGAATTGTTACCAATGCGATTGATAGTTCAACATTACCATCTCAAAGAACTGTGGCACCTGGTTCTTTGTATGAGGTTAATGGTTTTACAATAGCAAGACCAGGGCATTCATTCAATGTCGGTGATAAGTTTACGGTTGTTGGATTGGTCACAGATGCTAGATTGTCCGAACCAATTTCTGAATTTGAATTAGAAGTCGTTGAAATATTCAATGATTTCTTTGCTGGTTGGCAATTTGGAGAACTTGATTATATTGATAGTTTTAAGAATCTGCAGGATGGAAGCAGAACAAGATTCCCATTATTCTACAATGGCGAACTTATAAGTTTTGAAAAAGAAGAAGAGAGTGAACTCTCATCCCTAATTGATTTGGATTCAATATTAATCATATTTGTTAATGGTGTTATTCAGTCTCCTGGAGTTGCATATCGTTATGAAGGTGGAACCTCAATTAATTTTGATAGAGCACCAGATGTTGATGATAAAGTAGATGTATTTTTCTATGTTGGCGATAGAAATGTTGATATTGATCAATCAGACATTAGAGAAACTATTAAAAAAGGTGACGGAGTATTCATCAAGAAAAATCCTACAATATTAGGAACTAAATCTCAAGAAAGAAATAGAACTGTAGTTGATTTATCAACATCAGACACTATAGAAACTGATATCTATACTGGTTTTGGTATAGATGACGTAAACGAAAGAGCTCTTGAATGGATTAAGCAAAAATCCGATTTGGTAATTAATAATGAAAATGTATCAAAGGCTAGACCAATTTATGAGCCAAGAATATTCCCAACGGCAAAGGTTATTGGAAGTATAGATTCTTCATCTACAAGTATATTTGTAGATGAGGCAAGACATTTCTTCATCGAAGAAGATATTTTCAATGAGGTAATTTCTAATGTTAGTGCTTTAGTTGTTGACAATACACCAATCATTGCAGCAGCTGCAACTGCAGTTGTCAGTGCTGCTGGAACAATACAGTCTATTGATATTACACAATCTGGTTCTGGATACATTGGTGATGAAACTATTTCTATAGCACATCCAGGATTTAGAAATGATGTTGGAATTGGAACAACGACGGCAACAGCGACTCTGAATATTTCTAACGGTATTGTAATAGGTGCTACTATTGGTAATGTTGGTGCTGGATATACACCAAGTGCTCCACCAAGTGTATTAATCAAATCTCCAGACTTTAAGTTTGAACAATTTAATGGAATTGAGTTATATCAAGGATTCTCAGGAATCATCACTGGAATTACTACCAGTGCAGGAACAGGTGGAAATCCAATGGCATTAAACTTCTTCTTTAGGGCAGATATTTCTGATGCCAATGATTTACAGATTGGATATCCAGTATTAATTAATGACACTACCCATGGTGATGGTGTGATATCAATTAATTCTTCAGAATCTGATGTTGTTGGTATTGGAACTTCATTCTTTGATAATGTATATGTTGTAAATGATAAATTCAATGTTGGTCCAATATGCGATATCACTTGCAATATTTCTGCAGCAAGTGAAGCATCAGTTGTATCAATCGTTGGTACTGGAATAACTGGAGATTATCTTGGTAAAATGTCTTGGGGTAGATTATATCAATATTCAAACAGATTAAATCCTGTTTCTATTGCAGTTACTGGACTTACTGTTGATAGTGGATTGTCAACTTTCCCAACAATACAAAGACGTGGATATGGATTCTTAAATGCTGGTGGAATAGCAATTAGTTAAAAATACACATAAATAAAGGAAAAAGTTTAATAAAGATGTCGGCAATTGTTACTGATCAATTTAGAATATTAAATGCTAGTAATTTTGTAGATTCAGTAAACCAATCTGACAATTCTTACTATGTGGTTATCGGATTGCCAAATTCATCAACAGCTGTTGGATTTGGTAGATCTGAGGAATGGGATACAAATACCCCCGATCCAGAAGATAGTTTTTCGTATAATGCACATTTTGGTGATACCATCATGTATGGTAAAAAAATATCGTCTTCAAATATTAGAAGGATTGTAAGAAGATTAGATTGGGCTTCTGGAAATAGATACGAAATGTATCGTCATGATTACAGTTTGAAAAACAGATCTCCAATAAAAGATGCTACAAGATTATATGATGCAAATTATTATGTACTGAACTCTGATTTTAGAGTTTACGTTTGTATTGATAATGGTTCTGATGAGGATAATCCTTCGGGAAACATATCTATAGATGAACCCAAGTTTACCGACTTGGAACCATCAAAGGCAGGTGATAGTGGTGATGGATATCTTTGGAAATATCTTTTCACAATTTCTCCATCAGATGTAATTAAGTTTGATGATTTAGATTATATCACAGTTCCCGATAATTGGGAAAATAGTAGTGATTTTGGTAATAAGGCAGTTAGAGATTCTGCAAACTCAACTCTTAACTCAAATCAAATTAAAAAGGTATATATTGCCGATAAGGGAAGCGGATATCAAAATGGTAGTCATGAAGTTGATATACTTGGAGATGGTTCTGGTGCAAGAGTAAGAGTTACTGTAGAATCCACACAAATTACAGATACTATAGTAGTTGCTGGTGGTAAAGGGTATAGTTGGGGTATCGTTGACTTAGGCAGCATCAATGGTAGTGCTGCAGGAAATTATGCAAATTTGGTTCCTATTATTCCACCATCGTTAGGACACGGATATGATGTTTATAGAGAATTGGGTGCTGATAGAGTTCTAATTTATGCAAGATTTGATGATTCGACTGAAAATTATCCAACTAATACTAGATTTGCCCAAGTTGGTATTGTAAAAAATCCAACTTCTTTTGGTTCAGAATCTCTATATGAGGATAACACTTTTACTAACTTATACTCTGTCATATTTAAATCAGTTTCTGGAACTCCAACAATTGGTGAAAAAATTAGGCAATCAATAAATAACGAGGAAATTTTTGGATATGTCGCTTCATACGATGAAGAAACTAAAGTATTAAAATATTTTTATGATAGGTCATTATTTTTGAGACCTGATACGTCAGATTATGCTGGTGTTTCAACTGGTGCAAAATTCAATACGTTTAGATCGGATAACGCAAATATTTTTGGATTAGACTCTAATTTTAGTGGAGAAATTTTCCAAGAATTCAGTGGTATTACAACAAATCCAAGTGGAACTAAAGTTATAAACTTGGGTGTTGCATTTAATAATGGACTTGCTGAACCTCAAATAAATACAGGGTCAGGTGATTTATTGTATATCGACAATAGATCTGAAATTGTTAGAAACTCTCGCCAAAAAGAAGACATTAAGATTGTACTGGAATTTTAAAAAATGCCACAAAAAACTAACTTAAACGTAAGCCCATATCATGATGATTTTGATAGGGCAAAGAATTTCTACAAGGTTTTGTTTAAACCTGGATTTCCTATTCAGGCGAGAGAACTAACAAATCTTCAGTCTATACTGCAAGACCAAGTTGCGCAATTTGGGTCTCATGTATTCAAAGAAGGTTCTATGGTTATACCTGGTGGTGTAACCTTTGATCCAAATTATACAAGTGTAAAGGTAAATGACTTGCACTTGGGTCTCAACATCAAATTATATTTGGATGCCATAATTGAGAATAAAATACAACTTAGAGGTCAAAACTCAGATATTTTAGTATCAGTAAGAGGATATCTTCTACCAAGTAGTGGTGAAGTAGATGATATTACTCTATTTGTAAAATATATATCTTCAGATTCATCAAATGAAAGTGTTGCATTACCTGATAATGAGATTCTTCTTTTAGAATCTTCTTTGACTTATGGAAACACAACTTTAAATTCAGGAGATTCTGTTATAACTCTAGTTTCGGCAGATGCATCACATATTGGATCTGCTGTACATGTTGCAGAAGGAGTATACTTTATTAGAGGAACTTTTACTAGAGTTTCTAAAGATACTTTGATATTAGATCCATATTCTAATAATGTATCATATAGAATTGGTCTGTCTGTTAATGAATCTATTATCACTAGTGCTGAAGATAATAGTTTAAATGATAACGCGAAGGGATTTACAAATTACGCAGCTCCTGGAGCAGATAGATTTAAAATTGATACATTACTATCTAAAAAATTATTAACAGATAATAATGATATAAACTTTATAGAACTTTTAAGAATTGTTAACGGAAAAATTCTTAAGGTTCAGGATAAGAGTGTATATTCTAATATCAAAGAATATTTGGCAAAAAGAACTTTTGACGAGTCTGGAAATTATGCCTTAGATAATTTTGAAATTTCTGTAGAGAATAGTTTAAATGATAATATCAGCAGAACCCCCAATGGTTTATATAGCGCCGATGAATTAACTGACAATGGGAATGTACCCTCAGATGATTTGATGAGCATTACAGTCTCTCCAGGGACTGCATACGTTAAAGGATTTGATGTCCAGGTATTCAATTCATCAGTAGATGTACCAAAACCAAGAACAACCAACAATGTACCTTCAGCATTAATACCATTCGATACTGGAAGTCTTATTAGAGTCAACAATGTTTATGGTGCTCCTGTCATAAATTTGTCCGACAACACAATCGATTTATATGATGAAAGAAGAAATCCATCAATTCCAACCATTGGTACTGGAAATAAAATAGGTAGTGCTAGAGTTTATTGGTTTGGATTAACTGATGGTAGTTATTCTGGGGCAGCATCTTCCTGGGATTTATACCTTTATGACATCCAAACATATACAGAATTAGAATCAACTGCAACAGTTTCTGAACCTATTGGTTCATATGTTAGAGGATTGACTAGTGGGGCAACTGGATACCTTGATAATATTAATGCCAATGTAAATCTCTCTATTATTAACACATCAGGTAAATTCCTGAAAGGTGAAAGTATAATTTTTAATGAAGATCCAGCAACAACAAAAAATATTACCGATGTTATAGTATATTCAATAGAAGATGTAAAATCAGTATTCCAAGATTCCAATGGAATTGATGCTTCATATCCAACAGACTTTGGTGCAGATACAATACTATATGATTTTATTCCAGGAGGATTTTCTGCAACAGATACTATAACAATTTCTAGTGGAGAAGTGACATCTTCTGGAAAATTTTTCACAAAAGAAAATGGATTTTCTATTGGAACAATAATAAAGTTTCAAGATCCAGCTGCAGGCAGTACAGATCCACTGACATATGCAAAAATAGATTCTGTTAATGCAGATTCAACTATAATGCAAATTGTACCTACAACATCTATTAGTGGTGTTAATAAAGGAACTCTACCAACTTCTACTGCAATTGTTACTTTCAAACTTGGATATCCAGAAGTTCTTAATTATGATAAAAGGGCTTTATATTCACCATTAGCAAAGCGTGATGTCGCTAGTATTGATTTATCTAAAGCATCTTTAACTATTACTAGACAATCATTAGGAAATACCACAAATTCTAATGGAGAACTCTCAATTACAATTTCAGATGTTCTCGATTCTTCTTCTGGATTAGTTTCTGCATTCTTTGAACCATATGATGCAGAATTGTATTCTGTTACATATAGTAATGGAACGATTGAAGATTTAACATCGGATCAGGTCACATTCACATCGGATTATAAAACAGTCAATATTAGTGGTTTGACTGCTTCACAAACAAACGTTAATGTAACAGTTACATTAAGAAAGACGGACATAACATCTAAGTCTAAAATATACTCTAGAAGTAATAAGTTGACTGTTAATAAGTCTCAGAAAGATACTTCTACATTAACAAAGAGTACTCAATACGGTCTTAGAGTTGAAGACAATGAGATTTCTCTCAATGTTCCAGATGTTGTTGATGTTGTAGCAGTATATGAGTCCACTAATTCTACTACTCCAGTTTTAGATAAGTTTAAGTTTATCACAGGATATAGTTTAGACGTAAATTCAATCCCTGGGGAAAAAATTGTAGGCAAAACAAGTAAGGCAACTGCACAATTGATTTCTGCAACTTCACCAACTGAAGTGGAATATGTTAGATTGAGTCCAGTACAATTTATTCCTGGTGAAACGGTAGTTTTCCAAGAGTCTAATATTCAGGCAGTACCAACAGAAATTATTCCAGGAAGTTATGTTAATTTAACCTCAAATTACAAACTGGATAAGGGACATAAAAAACAATATTGTGATTATTCAAAATTAGTAAGAACTTCTGGATTAGCATCCCCCAAAAAAGAATTACTGATCATATTCAACTACTACAAAGTTGAACAAACTTCAGGAAGCACTGGTGATATATTCACAGTAAATTCTTATCCAGCGGATAGATTTACATATGATATTCCAAGTATTGATGGATTAAGAATAAGTGATACTTTAGATTTCAGACCAAGAGTTGCACCATTTACAAGTACATCTGGATCACCATTTGCATTCTCACAGAAGACATTTGAATCTGTATATGGATTTACTTTAACCCCAAATACTGCATGTCAGGTTTCATATGATTATTATCTTGGCAGATTTGATAGAGTTTCTATAAACTCTATTGGTGATATAAAGGTAAGTCAAGGAACCCCTTCCGAAAACCCACAATTTGCTGCACTTCCAGATGGAACGATGGAACTTGCACAAATTAGACATCCAGCATACCTGTACAATCCATCCGACTCCAAAATTAGATTAATTGACAATCAAAGATATACAATGAGGGACATTGGTAATATATTTGAGAGAGTCGAAAATCTTGAAGAGACAACTGCACTTTCACTATTGGAAGTTGACACAAAATCTTTGGTTGTCAAGGATGCTACTGGACTGAACAAGTTTAAGTCTGGATTTATAGTATCAAACTTCTCAGATAAGACAATATTGAATACAAATGATGCAGAAAATAACAATGATATTGATAGTCAAGAAGGATGTTTAAGGTCATCTATTGATTTCTGGTCAATTGCTGCAGAACTGGCATTAGATCCTTCTATCGATAAAACAACTGCAGATTTAAATGCTAATTTAAAACTCTTAGATCCAAATATTAAAAAAACTGGTGATATTTTAACATTAGACTATACTGAGGTTGAAATGATAAATCAACCTCATGCAACTGGAGTTGAAAATGTAAATCCTTTCAATGTCATTGCATTTGTTGGTGGAATTAAATTAGACCCACCATCAGACAACTGGGCAAGAACAGTATACGAAGAAAATATTAAAAAGGAAAGTACGGGAGCATATTGGAGGCAGACTTCAAATACTACTTCAAGGCAAAGGAGATGGCAATCAGGTAAAAAGTTATACACTGAGACAACAACTGCAACAAATTATGGTAGTGAACTTGTAACTAAGTCTCCAGAAATTGATTTTGTCGAAAGTGTTAAGATAACTACATCTGTTGACCCCTACATGAGGGAAAGAAACGTATACTTTGCAGCAAATGGACTAAAACCATTTACGAAACATTATCATGTTTTGGATAAGGTTAAAGTTGATATTATTCCAAAAGTAAATCAAATTGAAATGACAAGCGGCACTTTCAGTGTTGGTGAAGAAGTTGAAATTTTTGACACTGCTGGAGATAAAGTTGCACTTTGTAGTTTGAAAGCACCAAATCATAAGTTTGGTTCAAACAGTAATACTTCAGAAGTAGCATATGAAACATATTCGGTAAATATTTACGATAAAGGTGCAACTCCTCCTGGAGAGAATTATTCTTCAACATCTACATTAATTAACTTTGATGTAAAGAAAATTTCTTTGACTGATAATGAGCAGTTTGGGTATATTACTGAGGGATGTAAAGTAGTTGGAAAAACTAGCAGTGCGGTTGCTCAAATAACAAAATCTGAATTGATATCTGACAATTTTGGAGATATAATTGGTGCATGGTATTTTAGAGACCCATTAGCAAATCCAAAACCAACAAAACTTGTAAAGACTGGAACTAAAACATTCAAAATTACTGCTGTTCCACCAGGAACTGTAGTTCTTCCAGGATCTTCAAAATTTGCAAGTAATTCTGAAGGAACATTTAGTGGTTCTGGAGTTATTACCCTCCAAGAAACAACTAAGGTGCAACTTAGAAATCCACCAAAACCAGCAGATAAACCTACTAGCGTAAAAGTACAAACTCAAGCGGTACATAGAGATCCTTTAGCTCAGACTTTTACCACAGATTCTGATGGGGCATACTTGACTTCAGTTGACGCATTCTTTGCATCCAAAGATGATAATGCTAAAGTATTTGTAGAACTTAGAACTGTAGAACTTGGAACTCCAACAAATCTTCTTGTACAAGATTATGCTACCGTCGAATTAAACCCATCTAATATTAATATTCCAGAAGATCCCAATAAACCAGTAGCAACAAATGTTAAATTCCCATCTCCAATATACTTGGAACCAAATACTGAGTATGCTTTGGTTTATCTGGCACCCGCATCAGATTTATATGAGATGTATGTCGCCACAATGGGTCAAAAAACATTGGATACTTCATCATTACCAGATGTTGAAAATGTTATTGTTGCTAAGCAATATATTGGTGGTAGTTTGTTCAAGTCTCAAAATGGTACTATTTGGACACCAAGTCAGTATCAGGACATGACATTCAAGTTGTATAAGGCAAAGTTTGTCAGTAGTGGTACGGTATCCTTCTATAACACACCAATTTTACCTGGTGGAAATAATGCTGATAATTTGATTAATAATCCAATTTCAACTTATCCTAGAAAGGTATCTCTCGAAGTTTCAAATACAACAGGAATTAATACTTTTACACCTGGAGTTAAAATTGGACAAACACCTGCAAATCCAACATCAATTACAGGAATCATTGAAGCAGCAGGTAAATCTTTATCTGGTGCTGGTTTATCAATAACTTCTCCAGGTATAGGTTATTCGAATGGAACACATACTGGTGTGAATTTGATATCTTTGGATGGGAATGGTTCTGGAGCATCTGCTACAATCTCAGTAGTATCAAATAAAATTGTTTCAATAACCGCAACTTCATTTGGTAAAGGATATATTTCTGGTGAAAGACTTGGGATTGTTACTAGTAGCATAACAGGAAGTCAAAAGGGAACTGGAGCTATTATTGGCATAACAAATCTTGGTTCTGTTGATATCGATACATTATACTTAACTGCCGTTTCTGATACTAAATTTGATTCTGGTCAAACATTAGTATATTATGATGGTGCCACAAGAGAAACAACAACAGCAACTGTATCAGCAGATTCTACGACACTATCTCCACTCTATGAAGGGAATGTATTTAAAATAAATCAGTATAATCATTCACATCATTCAAAAAACAATAAGATTAAAATTGTTGACGTAGCACCTTCTAGAGAATCATCCACTCTATCTCAAGATGTTGGATTAAACGATACCGTAATTTCAATTGCAAATACAACACCTTTTGCAAGATTTGAAGGTATCACCACTAGTGCTGGTTATGCTTTAATTGAATCTGAAGTTGTATTGTATAATAGTATTGGTAGTGGGACAATTACGATTTCTGGAAGAGGATTGAATGGAACTTCGGCATATACACATGACTCTGGTTCAAAGATTACACCATATGAGATAAACGGAGTATCCTTAATGAGGATTAACACCGAACATACAATTTCCAATCTTTCCAATCAAAATTCGATGGATTCTTATAATATTGAATTTGATAGAGGATCAAGACCTGGACTGAATTTTGATGAAGAGTCTCCAGTTGGTGGAAATGATGTTAAAGTTTCTCAAAATAGACAATTCAATTCTATTCAACCATTGTTTAATGCAATTACTCCAGGTGATACTGCTATTAAATGCAATGTTAGAACCATTACAGGAACAAGTGCTGGTGGTTCCGAAAAATCATTCCTAGATTCTGGGTATACGCCATCAACATTGAACGATACAGTATTTTTTGAAACACCAAGAATGGTTGCATCTCAAGTTAATGAAAATCAATATTTAACTGATTTACCTTCAAATAAATCATTGACTCTCAGAGTTAATATGTCAACTGAGAATGAAAACGTTTCTCCAGCACTCGATATTAAAAATGCAACCTTTATCCTAGGTAGAAATAGAATCAATAAACCAGTATCAGACTATACTAAAGGAACTTCATTTAAAAATGGTACTGATGATCCACATGCTTCGGCAATGGTCACCAAACCAATTTTCTTAGAAAAACCAGCAACTAGTTTGAAAGTTCTTGTTGATGCTAATAAGACAGATTCTGCAGACTTCAGAGTTTTATATAAACTCTATAATGCCGATTCTACAGAGATAACACAATATTATGAATTGTTCCCAGGATATAAAAATCTTATAGATACTGACGGTGATGGATATGGAGATTCAGTTATCAATCCCGTAAATAATTCTGGACTTCCAGATGCTTATGTTGAAACTGGTGATTCGTTAACATATCATGAATATCAATTCAGCGTTGATAATCTCCCACAATTTAATGGATTCTCAATCAAAATTGTATTCTCCTCACCCAATGAGGGTAATGTTGTTAAACTGAAGAACTACAGAGCATTGGCATTGTCATAATATGAAGAGAAAATATATCCCAGTCGAAGGTCATAGTCATCTGTACCGTGATGATGAGACTGGGGCAATTGTTAATTTAAGTGATAGAGACTATTCAAATTATCTTGCCGATAAAAACAGAAAGATAAATCAAGAGTCTGAACTTAAACAATTGAGAAGTGATATTGATGAGATTAAATCTCTATTGAAAGAATTTCTCAAGGGATAAATACTTTGAGAATCTCTATTTTTAGAGAATAGGTTGAAAGAAACAAATGGCAAAACCTGCATCAAGACAAGAATTAGTTAGTTACTGCCTGAGGCGGTTAGGTGCTCCTGTTTTAGAAATTAACGTTGATGATGATCAAGTCGATGATTTGGTCGATGATGCATTACAATATTTCCAAGAACGCCATTTTGATGGTGTCGAAAGGATGTATTTGAAATATGTTATTACTCAAGATGATATTGATAGGGGAAGTGCGGAAATTGGAAATGTTGCATTAACATCAACTACAGCGACATCAACTACAGGAAATCCTTATACTTGGTATGAAAGTAATAATTACATCCAAGTTCCAGACTCTGTAATTGGTGTAGAAAAAGTATTTAAGTTTGATACTAGTTCTATTTCTGGTGGAATGTTTAGTATCAAATATCAACTTTTCCTGAATGATTTGTATTACTTCAACTCAGTTGAACTTTTACAATATGCAATGGTCAAATCATACTTGGAAGACATTGATTTCTTATTGACTACAGATAAGCAATTGAGATTTAACAAGAGACAAAATAGACTCTATTTGGATATAGATTGGGGTGCACAGACCGCAGGCGATACAATTGTTTTAGATTGTTATCGTATATTAGATCCAAGTACTTTCACAAATGTCTATAATGATAGTTTCTTAAAACTCTATCTAACAGCATTGATTAAAAAGCAGTGGGGACAAAATCTGAGCAAGTTTAAAGGAGTTAAACTTCCAGGTGGAATTGAAATGAATGGTGGAGAAATTCTTCAGCAAGCAGAATCAGAATTGTCTGATATAAAAGCAAGAATGACATCAGAGTACGAACTTCCACCATATGACTTTATAGGATAATGGCACTTAATCCCTATTTTCTACACGGTTCTAATACTGAACAAAGATTAATACAAGATTTAATCAATGAACAGTTGAGGATGCATGGTGTTGAGATTACATACATCCCAAGAAAGTTTGTCAATAAGAAGACAATTATTGAAGAAGTTCAAGCATCAAAATTTGATGAAAACTTTTCAATAGAGGCATATGTTGGTACATATGATGGGTATACTGGTGCAGGTGATATTCTCACAAAATTTGGAATGAGTTTGAGAGATGACGTAACTTTAATTATCTCTAAGGAGAGATATGAAGAGTTTATATCACCATTTTTAGTTGGAGATGCTCAGATAGAGGTTGCAACAAGACCAAGTGAAGGAGATTTGATTTATTTCCCATTGGGAAATAGGTTATTTGAAATTAAATTTGTTGAGCATGAAAAACCATTTTACCAGTTAGGTAAAACATATGTTTATGAGTTGCAGTGTGAACTCTTCGAATATGAAGACGAAATCATTGATACTGATATTGAAGAAATTGACACTCTAGTTGAAGATATTGGATATATTGCAACATTGAATTTGATTGGTGTTGGAAGAACTGCAGATGTCACGGCAGTTCTCGGAAATGGATATGTTGATGAAATTTACCTGAATGATGATGGATATGGATTTACGTCAGATCCTCTAGTTTCAATTACACCATCACCAACGGGAATACCCAATAATGATGCTAGAGCAGTTGCAATTACAACGACTAAAGGTGGAGTTACTTCCATTGAACATGTATATCTGACTTTTGCTGGTATTGGATATACCACAATTCCTACCATCACATTTGTTGGTGGAGGGGGAAGTGGAGCAGCAGCGACATGCTCCATCAATTCTAGTGGTTCTCAAGGAGTTGTTGCATTTGTTGTTAATGATGGAGGAACTGGATATGGAACAGCACCTCTAATAACAGTTTCAGACCCAGCGACTGGTTCAGATGTTGCCACTGGTATTGCATCTATGGCATATGATGGAACTAATTCTTATGTAAATTCTATATACATTACAAACTCTGGTTCAGAATACGTTGGAATTCCTACAGTGACTGTAGCAGACCCAGATGTTATTCTTGGAATAGGAACATACTTATTCAATGAAGTTGTACAAGGAAGCAGATCTTATACTACAGCAAGAGTTAAGGATTGGAACTTGGATAATTATATTCTTGAGATTTCCAACTTAGGAATAGGTGGAACAATAACTGGATTCTATCCTGGTGAAACTATTGTTGGACAGACTTCTGGTGCAGAATTTAGTCTTCGTTCTGTAGTTATAGATGACTTATATGATAAATACGCTCAGAATGACGAAATCGAACTTGAGGCAGATGCACTGTTAGATTTCACAGAATCAAATCCTTTTGGTAACTATTAATGCTTGGAACTTATTACTATCATCAGATTATTAGGAAGACTATCATAGCTTTTGGTACTCTTTTTAATGGTATCAATATACGCCATACTGAACAAGATGGAACTGCATTTAGTGATATTAGGGTTCCTATTGCATATGGACCAACTCAAAAGTTTTTAGCTAGACTTGAACAGCAAGAAAATTTAAACAAAGCTGTTCAGATTACATTGCCTAGAATGTCATTTGAAATGGTTTCTTTAAATTATGATCCAACTAGAAAGAGTAGTGTAACTCAGACCTTCAAGGCATGTGATGATGGTGGAAATATAAAAAAAGTTTATATGCCTGTACCATATAATGTTGGTTTTGAACTTAGTATTTTAACAAAACTGAATGATGATGCGCTACAAATCATTGAACAAATTCTACCTTTTTTCCAACCTTCATTTAATCTGACGATTGATTTACTAGATTCCATTGGTGAAAAGAGAGATATTCCAATGGTTCTTGACAGCATTTCATTCCAAGATGATTATGAGGGAGACTTTAGTACAAGAAGAGCATTAATTTATACTCTCAGATTTACTGCGAAAACATATCTGTTTGGTCCCGTCGCTGACAGTACTGAGGGTCTCATTCGTAAGGTTCAAGTTGATATGTATACAAATACAGATACTCAAACTGCCACAAGGGAGGTTAGATACACTGCAGTACCCGATCCAATTGATGCAGAACCAGGAGATGATTTTGGATTTACTGAGGAATGGTTAGATTTCTCGGATGGTAAGAATTATAGCCCAACTCGTCAACAAGACATTTGATTCTCATGCAAAATTTTGATAGTATTGATGATGCTTTGGACATCGATAGTAGCATCGTAGAAACTAATAAACCTGGTAAAATACAAAAACCAGAAAAAAAGACTGATATATCTAAGGATTATGAATATACGAGGGCAAATTTATATTCATTGATTGAAAAGGGTCAAGAAGCAATCAATGGAATTATGGAACTTGCTGGAGAAGGTGGAAGTCCTAGAGCATATGAAGTTGCTGGTCAATTAATTAAGAGTGTCGCTGATACGACAGACAAATTGATTGATTTGCAGAAGAAACTCAAAGATGTTGAAGAAGAATCTGACAAGAAAGGTCCAAATACGGTTACTAATAATGCAGTTTTTGTCGGTTCAACAACAGATCTTCAAAAAATGCTAAAGCAAGGTTTTCTAAATAATAAGGAATAGTTTATTATTGTGTCTAATATGGGTTCTAAAGAAAAGGACCATGAAGTTTCGATGGCGAAAAGCCAGGTAAGAAACTCTATCATAAACTTGAAGAGAGTTCAAAAAGTTCTCTCTACAATGTCTGATGATGACAATTTACCTGCTTGGTTACAAGCAAAGATTACCGACACCGAGCACAATACGGACGCTGCTGCGGGTTATATGTCTGAGGGTAAATCAAAGTGTGGTGAAGGTGAATATTGGTGCAAAACTGATGAAAAGTGTAAAAAAATTCCCAAAGGTCATCATATAATGCCTAATGGCAACTTGATGAGTGATGATGAGCATGAAGAAAGTGGTGATGTAAGTGAGGGTAAGCGTGATGGCAAATCTGCCAAAGATAAAGGGTATTCACTCCGCGATTGGTTCAAAGGTGGTGGTTGGGTACAAACTGGAGGTAAATATGATGGCAAACCTTGTGCGAAACAACCAGGACAGAAAACAAAACCATATTGCCGTGATGCAGATGACCGTGCTGCAATGAGTAAGAAAGAAAGAAATAAGAGAGCACGCAAAAAGCGTAAAGAAGATCCAAATCCAAACAGAAAAGGGAAGGCGAAAAACGTGAGACAAGAATCTTATTCTAACTGGAGAGAGGACTTACAAGAAAAAATTGGTATTCCCACTGGTCGAGGAACTGAATTCAAAAATCCCGATGATGCAATTAGAAAGATTGTACCAGGGGCAGTAGTTGTACCATCAACTCCTAAAAAATCTGCAAGTGTTAGAAATGCACACTTCGAACCAGAAGGTGAACTGATAGAATATGCTGATGGTGGAGGTCAAATTGGCAAGGGCAGTGTCATGGCTGGTCCTAAAGCTGGTGAATTTGTAGAAAAACTTCCTGGAAGAATTAGAAGAGCACTTAATAAAAAAGTCAAACCTGGATTCACTATCAAAGGAAATGAAATCCAAATCAATTCTTACGAACCAGAAGGTAAAGTAGTTTTTGAAGGCATTCCACATAATGCATATAAAGTTGGTGAACAAATTCCAGCATCTGCAACTGAGCCAAAACCAAATAAAAGAAAGTTTAACTTTGAAGTTGACAAGACTGGTCTGGAAGGTCCAAAAGACCCCCTTCAAGAAGGTAAGAAAGATGCTTGCTATAAAAAAGTAAAAGCAAGTGCAAAAGTTTGGCCTTCTGCATATGCATCAGGTCGTTTGGTTCAGTGCCGTAAAAAAGGTGCTGCTAACTACGGAAAGTCGAAGAAGAACGAAGAGTATGATACTTCAAACTGGAAAGAGGACTTTAAAGCACTTGAGTTTGAAACTGTAAATATTATTGAACCAGAACCAATTAAAGGTGGGCAAAAAATTGATGAGAAGTGTTGGGTTGGTTATAAGCAACTGGGTATGAAGAAGAAGGGAAAGAAAATGGTTCCCAACTGTGTGAAGGAAGGATACTCAAACTGGAGAGAAGAACTTGCCGAAAGTGGTTATGATAGTACCCGTGGTAGGGGTGAGGGGGGATATCAACCAACCGAATATCTTAAAATTTCTAACCCAAAAAAGCGTAAAGAGTCTATGGATTTTTGGAAACAACATCTGGAGACGGCACCACCAGTACCACCAGTAAGGGGAGCATCTGCTAAGTCTGCCAAGAAAGATAATCAACTAGCACACTTCGAACCAGAAGGTGAAATCATTGAGGGTGCTGCCTGGACAAAAAAGTCTGGAAAAAATCCTAAAGGAGGTTTGAATGAAAAAGGACGCAAGTCTTATGAGCGTGAAAATCCTGGTTCTGATTTGAAGGCACCAAGTAAGGAGAAAGGAAACAAACGCCGCAAGTCATTCTGTGCAAGAATGAAAGGTATGAAGAAAAAACTTACCTCAAAGAAAACTGCTAACGATCCCGATAGCAGAATCAATAAGTCCCTCAGAGCTTGGAATTGCTGATATGAAAAGTTTCAAACAGTTTCTAAAAGAAAATATCACCATCAATGGCGATTTCAATGGAACTCTCAATGTAGGAGGGTCTTCACCAGAACAAGCAAGCGAATCATATATCGCTGATGTGGTCTGGGAAGGAAAAATATATAGAATGGAGATTGAAGGTTCTATGCCTTCTAAAAATGAACTTGCAGAAAATCTTCAAGGAGAATATCCTGGAGCGGTTGTTCACAACATTTATCCAGCAACATCAAGTTCCTTAAATATCAAAAGTTCTCAAAGGTATAGACCAGAAAGATTAAGTTGGAGTGATTAATGGCTCAGTGGAATAAAAATCAACAGGACTACCTGAACCAGGAGAGAACACTCTTCGAAGTTTTCATGTGTGCCGACAGATATGGCAACATTGGAAACTGTGGAATAACTTCTGGACCCACTAGTGGTGGATCAGATGCTTTTGGTAGAATGAGAGTATCTGATACTTTCACTCTTGCTGACTATTCTCACATTTATGGTGAAGAGGTAGAACTTCTTACAAAGACTGTTGGTGCAGCATCTACAACCGAGGTAAACCCAAATACAGCATCTATTGCCTTGATTGTTGGAACTGGTGCGACAGATAAGGTGATTCACCAGTCCAGAATGTATCACCACTACATGCCTGGTAAGTCTCAATTTGTGCTGACCAGTTTTAACTTCACTGATGTAAGAGAAAATACTACGAAGAAGATTGGATATTTTGACGATAGAAACGGAGTATTTGTTCAACAGGAGGGAGACGGAACTGTTTCTGTTGTAAGACGATCATACAACACAGGAATTGCCAGTGATACAGTTGTCAATCAATCCGATTGGAACCTGGATAAGTTAGACGGAACAACTCTTTCTGGTATCAATATAGATTTCACAAAAACTCATCTATTCGCAGCAGACTTTCAGTGGTTAGGTGTTGGTAGAATTCGTTGTGGATTTGTCATCGGTGGGCAGATGGTTTATTTTCATGAGTTCAATCATGGCAATGTTGAAGAACACGCATATTGGTCACTCCCATCTCTTCCCATTCGTTGTGAGGTCGCCAATACTGGAGCTGCCGTAGGCATTACATCAATGGAACAAATCTGTTCCACTGTAATGAGTGAGGGTGGATATGTTGAGACTGGTGTTGAGTTTGGTGCCTTTAATGGTCCAATATCTTTTTCCAGTGCTGGTGGTGCAACTGCAAGACAATGTGTTATGGCTATTCGTTGTAAGGATACATTTAAAGGAATTCCAAACAGAACAACTGTAAGAGTGACTGATATTGAATGTTTGAGTGATTCTACAAATTGTAGAATTGAAATTTGGAGAGTTCCAAGCAATACTAATATTACTGGTGGAAGTTGGGTAAGTGCCGATGATGATTCAGCAGTTGAGTATAATGTCACGGCAGGGACTAACTTCACAACAACTGGTGGAGATTTGAGACAGGCATCTTTGATTGCTGCTAATAATCCATCAGGTAAACAAGCATCTGCTCAAGTTGCATTTAACCCAACGACTGCTAGAAGGTCTTATATCGCACAAAATATTGACTCTAATGATAGTAATATTTTTGCCGTTATTGTGACCAACCTAGATACTAATACAACAACGGATGTGTTTAATACTATTCAATGGCGAGAAACTAGATAGGTAATTTTTTATGAGTGAAGTTTACTTAGGTAATCCAAACCTTAAGAAGGCGAATACACAAATTGAGTTTACAGAGGAACAAATCCTTGAGTTCCTTAAATGTAAAGAGGACCCAGTTTATTTCGCTAGAAATTATATCAAGATCGTTTCTCTTGACCATGGTCTAGTGCCTTTTAATATGTATCCGTTTCAGGAAAAACTTATTCAGAATTTCCATGATAACAGATTTAATATTTGTAAGATGCCACGTCAG